CTTTTCGGATGTAATTGCAGACATACATTTTATCCGTATCAGCCGGGTACAGAAAAGACATATAATCCTTACCCTAAAAGAGAAAATGATAAGGCATATGAATTATCACAGCAACAGCGCAAACTTGAAAGAAATATACGACAGGCGAAAAGGGAAGAAAATCCCGAAAAGGTTAAAGAGTATCAATCCCAAATGCGTACACTTGTTAATGACAATAATCTGACAAGAGAATACGCACGCGAACAAATATTTTAAGGAGTATCAATGAAAAGAAAAGGAGCACGCAAAAGAGAAATCCCGACAGCAGTAATCAAAGAGGTTGTTTTCGGCTTTTTGGCTGAGACAATTAGAATGCCGTTTGCAAAGCGGTTAAAGTTTGCGATTAAAATCATAAGGGGTAAAATATGAGCGAAGAACAGACGCAGACAGAACAGACAGTACAGGCACCAGTAGAACAGGTACAGCCAGAACAGCCGAAATACACCGATAAACAGCTTAACGACCTTATAGCTAAAAACAGCGGAAAAGAACTCAAAAAGACGCTTGAGGCATACGGGCTTAAATCTCCGGAAGAAATCGCTGAACTCGTTAAGCTTAAGCAGTCGCAAATGTCAGACGCAGAAAAGACAGCCGCAAGGATTGCAGAGCTTGAAGCATTGCATAAGGCCGCTACAGATAAAGCCGATGCCGCAGAGGCAAAAGTTGAGGCTATTGCTAAAGGCGTTCCGGCAGATAAAGCGGCTAAAGTCGTAAAACTTGCGATGTCCGGAGACTATGAAGGTGACAGCATAGCCGATAAGATCGGAAAGGTTCTTGCGGAATTCCCTGAGTTTATAGCGAAACAAGGCGGCGCGGACTTTGGCGGACAGACTTCTAACACAACGCCGAATCAGGAAGACGAACTAAGAAAGAAAATGCGAGCTGTAGCCGGATTAAAATAAAATACTTGACAAATGTTTAGTATTATAGTATATTGACTAAAACTCGCTATCATTTCCGCTCGTTCGGGAGCTAATCCGAAGTAAAAAGGGCTTGACCTTTAAATCAAGGTAATAACCAAAAACTAAGATTAAGGACAGGCTCTTTTTTTATGCCTGTCGAAGGACAAAAACAAATGGCGAACACAGTAACTAAAGCCGTTTTGTATACCGAGATTCTTGACGGTGTACTCGCGGCAGGTCTCACTTCCGCGCCATTGACAGCGGACGAAAATCGCGTCAGATATTCAGGCGGTGGAACTGTTGAGATCGCAAAACTCTCGACTTCAGGATTCGGGGATTATTCAAGGTCTTCAGGTTATCCTGACGGATCGGCTACTCTTGCATGGGAAGCTCATACTATCAGCATGGACAGGGGTGTTAAATTCACCGTTGACGTAATGGATCAGGACGAGACTATGCAGACACTTTCTGCGACAAATCTCATATCTGAATTTACCAGAACTCAGTCAATTCCCGAAGTAGACTCATACCGCTACTCTAAAATCTTTCAGGCTATCGTCAACGATTCAACAGCGCGTTTTGAGTATTACACACTTGATGCGTCAACAGTACTTGGAAAACTTCAGGGAAATATCGCTGACATTCAGGATGTCATAGGCGAACAGGAGCCGCTAATCTGTTTTATCTCCGGTGAAGCGTTTAAGTACCTCACACAGTCGTCTCAGCTTTCCAAACAGCTTGGAGTACAGAATGTAACCGGCGCGAACGGAATAACTACTAAGATTTATGACGTTGACGGTGTCCAGCTCGTTCCTGTACCTTCAGCACGAATGAAAACAGAATACGCATTCAGCGCGACTAACGGCTACAGCGCGAAACCGTGGGCTATGGGTATGAACTGGATCGTCATGGCTAAATCTGCTGGCGTTGCATTCACTAAGCATAACAAGCTTAAAGTATTCGGCGCAGACGTTAATCAGGCTGCCGACGGCGAACTCATACAGGCAAGAATGTATCATGATCTTTGGGTGTATGAGAACAAGCACAACGGGATTTTTATCTCATTGAAAACCGCTACAATAGCAGGTTTCTCAGCAGCTGAACTATTGACAGCGAGCGCAACTAACGTGACTTACACCATCGCGACTTACGCAAGCAGAGACACTGGACATAAGTTCTATTACTACGACGGCGGAAAGGCAACAGACTTTACTGCTCCAGCGGCTTATGCAGTATTTGACACTACCGGATATGTCGAAATTGATTCGGCTTCTGCGGTTGCCGACGTTGTCTCATCCGGATACTATGGCGCGCTCGTTGAGCTAGACGAAAACGGCAGAGCTGTTAGATTCAAATCTATTAAGGCTTCAGCATAATGGCAAAGCCGATTCTTGACAGACTGAAAGAAGGTGACTTCTTAACTGAGGATTATGTCCGTACTTATGGCTTGATGGAATCGGCTTCGTTTAATCGACTATTTGAATTAGAACCGAGAATGAGTATGTCCGCTAATGACGCGGGCGTGCTCAAACTTGGTAATGACGATACGGGCGTTGTATTTTATGAGGCTATATAATGCGATACGCAGATAATACATTTTACCGGAATACATACGCAGGTGCAGCCGTAAGTGACGACACCGAATTGACACGACTATTGACTAAAGCGTCAAACGATATTGATTTAATATGCAATTATAATTTTACTTTTTCAGAACTCGACGCGACAGATCAAAACTTTGTCAAGATGGCAAACTGCGCACAGGCGGAGTCTTATGCTGTACACGGTGAAGACGGCCAAGACTTTCAGAATATTTCTCTTGGTGCTTTCTCTATTTCGGGCGGCGGAAAGAAAAATCAAAATTCATACGTTTGCGATAATGCACTCAAATATCTATACATGACATCATTCTATACGGGAGCTATCATCATATGCGGCAAATCCCAAAGATAATACTAATCCATTCCGGCACACATTACAGCGTCACTAAAGACGAGTACGGAAACGATACTATAACAGCGTCCGCGCCGTTAAGCGCGATAAGATGCGAACCGGTTAAGGCTTCAGCGTTAAAGTCTCTCGGCGAGATGAAAGATGATGTTTTAACTTTATACTTTGATTGTGTTAATTCATCGCCGAAAGGACAGACGTTCAGCAAATACGATAAGATAACACACAAAGGGCAATCATACGAAATAAGAGAAGTCAAAGACTTTTCGCCTCATCATTATGAGGTCGCATTAAAATGAGCGTGATATTTGACACAGGAAAATGTAAAGCAAGAATGTCCGGAAACTTTGAGAAAGCGCAACGGGCTCTTGATGCGCAAGTGCTGAAAGACTCAAACTATTATGTGCCGTTTATCACTGGGGACTTGCGCGACTCTTCAGATGCCACAAAGATCGGAACGGGCGTGATTGAGTGGAAAATCAAATATGCAAGAAAGCAGTATTATGACGCGCCGTTGAAAACCTTAACTTACAATCCGAATGCAAGACAAAAATGGTTTGAAGTAGCAAAGGCACTTAAAAAAAAGGAATGGGTAGAACTGGCAAATGCTGAATATAATAAGTGAAGTAAACGCATGGCTAAAGACACGGACTTCGCCTTATGCGCCGGTAGTTCAGAACGCATGGAGCGGTGTTAGTGAGGAAATCATGGTTCGTACTGATCCTTCGCCGATTGAAACAAGATATTTCGACGGTACAAGAGTCGGCACTATAAATTTTGCGTATTATGCAAAAAGCAAAAATCAGCAAACTGCAAGAAACCAATTAGATACGATTATTAACGTTCTGGATTTACAGAACATTGATATAACAGACGCTTTAATGATAGCGAGTTGCGAAGCGTTAACCGTGCCGGTGTATGTAGAAAAAACTACAGCATCCGAGCACGTATGGACGGCGAGTTTTAAACTAGAATACATTAACAAGGAGGCATAAGAATGCCAAAAATTTTTGAACTGAATTATCAGAGTTTGTATGAAATCAATACAACCCCTGAATCAGGAACAGCAACTTGGTCAAGAATAGGGGCGGGTATCACAAGCGCAGATCCGTCAAATAACGAGTCAAAAGATCAGACAAATTATCTCGACGGCGATGGATACGCAGAGTCTGAAATCATCGGCGCACAGTTTACTCTTGCATTCTCTGGTCATAGAGTCCACGGTGACGCGGCTCAGGACTGGATAGCTTCGATTGAGCACGAACTTGGAGACAACAGAAAGACACAGTTCAGATACACCGACATGAAGGGTAATCAGAAAACCGGGAACTGTACCGTAGTTGACATTGACTTTGGCGGTGGAGACGCGGCAAGCAAGAAAGAAATATCTTTCGGTATTGACGTAAACGGCAAACCGACAGTAACACCGGCAACAGCAGCAACAGACCTTGCGGCTACAGTAGCTCCGGGAACAGTACCGGGAACAACTTCATTTTCAGCTACAGCCGGAAGTGGGAACTCTCTTGCTTACAAGCTTAAATCCAAAACACAGGGCACAGTTTACGGCGGGTCTTACGCAGAGAACTATATCGCTTATACTTCAGGCGCAAACATCGCGGCGACAGCAGGTCAGTATCTTTGTATGTATGAATTGAGCCCATACAAGCACGTTGTCAAGTACGACGAGGTAGCATTAGCAGCAGGCGACATCGACTCTTAATCATAAATTAAAAAGGAGTAGTTTATGGCAGGTTTTGTATTTAAGTCAACAAGTTTTCCGTTTGTAATTTCTAAAGAGGACGGTTCTGAAATCAAGTCATACAAAATAGACGTTGGTTCTGAAAAGTTTTTCCGCGAAATTATGGATAAGGGAAACGCCGTTGTCAAGAACCTTGAGAACTTCTCAGGTTCAGACCTTGACGAAGCAAAAGCAAACATCAAACAGTATGTTGACTTTACGCTAGGTGATGGCGCGTTTGACTTTCTTTATGTAGCGTTCGAACAGAATATTTTCTGCATGATTGAGCTAACGAAGTGCATTACTGAAGAAATCAGAAACAAGTGGGACGAGAGGCTCAAGGCTTATGCCTAAGTTTAACGTCATAACAGATAAGCCGGAAGAATATTCCGGCATTATCGT